TGCTTGAGCGAGAGTGGCGCAGAGGCGCGTACAGAGCAGAAGGGAGGTGCGGCGTGAGCGCGACCACCGACACCCTGATACTCACCCCCACGGACGCGCGCCTTGAGCGGATCGAGGCGAAGCTGGATCGGCTGCTTGAGCAGTTGAGTGCGGGCTCACACAGCGGGCACACGCCCAGAGCGCCGATGCGGATCAAGGAGTTTGCCGCCGTCGTGGGCTATGACCGCAAGACGATTGGCGCGCGGGTCAAGCGCGGGGAAATCCGCAGCGTGTGCGGGCGCATCCCCGCCAGCGAGCTTGCCAAATTCGGACTCTAACGATGAACGCCGCGACTGCTCACTTCTTGCGCCTGGCGCGCGGCTGGCTCGGGGAGCCCGAGTCCGGGCCGAGCACTCCCTCGGCCACGGCGACCTCGTGCATCCGTAGGGCGACGAAGCTGCTCAGCGAGCGTTTTTCACGCGCTGCGAGCTCGATCAGCGCATCGTTGAGCTCTTGGGGCACGACGAAGCCGATCTTGGTTTTGCCTTTTTGGAGCATGCCGTGGCGGGTCATCGGAGAGACAGGGCAGCGGGAGGCGCGAGCTTGGTCAAGTTTGGGTTTGGTTTATCCAATCTTACCCAAATTACCCCTTGACGGTTTACCCAACCAAATCCACTTGGTTTCATAATTACCCATTTTAACCCATTTTTACTCAACCTATGACCACCACCGACACATTCATGAGCGCCCCCGAGCCGCCGCCCGCCCACCCCGCCGACGGGCGGGCAATCAGCGGGACCGAGCTGGCGGCGGCGGTAGCGGCGATCAAGGCCGCGCTGGTGGAGGCGATCCGCGAGGAGCTGATCGTGGGTCTGCGCGAAGGGCTGGCTGAGGAGCTGCGCGAGGAGCTCGGCGAGCAGCTGGCCCCGCTGGCCGCCGAGGTAGAGGCCGTGCAGGCCACGATAGCCGACCGGCGGCGAAAGGCCGACTGGCTGGGTGGTGAGCCGATCCCCTACGGGCACAATAGCGAGCCGATGCTGACGACCGGGCAGGCCGCCCGACTCTTCGGCTACAAGCGCAAGGAGAACTTCATCGCCGCCATGCGGGCAAAGGGCATCTCCCCGCGGCGGGTAAACGCGCGGCGCTTCCTGTGGGACCGCGCACGGATCGAGGGCGAGCTGCGCGCCCGCGAGCGGCTCGCCTGGGCCTGAGCATAGGCACCCACCCCCGCACGAGAGCCCCCACCCACACCTATTTTTCACACACGAACACAAAGCCCATGAGAGCCTTCACAATCGCCCCGCCCAGCATCTGGCACAACGATGTGCTCAGCGCACGCGCCAAGATCCTGCTGGTCTACCTGCACACCAGCCCGCACAGTAATTATATCGGGTGCTATCGCTGCTCGGCAGCCCAGCTTTCCGAAGAGCTGGGGCTCAGTGCGAAGGCCGTGCGCGGCGCGTTCGAGGAGCTGTCAGCCCAAGGGCTGGCCGAGCACTTCGGCAACTACGTACTGGTGCGCGGCTTTTTAAAGCTCAACCGGATCGAGAACCCCAGTGTGGCCACCTCGCGCATGGGCGAGTTCCTGAGCCTGCCCGAGGTCCCCGCCAAGGCCGCCTGCGCCAAAGAGCTGCTGGCCCACTACGACGGCTGGCAGGGCGAGCCCCTCGCCACCCTGACTGCCTACACCCAAGGGGACACCCTGCCCCACACCGTGGGGGTCACTAAGGGGGACACCGTGGGGGTCACTAAGGGGGACACCGTGGGGGTCATAGAAGAGAGTAGAGAGAAGAGAGTAATACCCCCCTACGCCCCCCCTGCTGGGGGGCAGGCCGAGGGGCAAGCCCCCCCAGAGCCTGCCAGCACTCCCCCCGAGCCGCCACCCGCTGCCGGGCACGCCGCCGCCGCGGCCCCCAAGCCCCGCAGCCGCAGCCAGCCGCGGCCCCCTGCCGCGCAGCTGGCCGCCGAGCTGCCGATCCCGCAGGCGATCAACTCGCCCAAGTTTCGCGAGCTGTGGGCCAAGTGGTTGGCTGTGAGGCTCCAGTGCAAGAGCCCGAAGCGGCCCTGGGAGCAGTTTTTCACCGAGCAGCTGGCCTGGCTGGCCGGGCCCCAGATCGGCAGCGAGGCCGCCGCCTGCGAGGCCCTCGCCCAGTCCCTGCGCAACGGCTGGGAAGGCCTGTTCGCGCCCAAGTCGGGCGGGCCGGGTGCCGCCGCCCGCTACCAGCAACCCCCAGCCCCCATCTTCAAATGAACAGCACCGCACCATACACCCGAGGGGGCACCCTGCCCCACACCGTGCCCGACACCCAAGGGTACACCGTGGGGGGCACTAAGGGGGACACCCCCACCCACACCGTGCCCGACACCCAAGGGTACACCGTGGGGGGCACTAAGGGGGACACCCCCACCCACACCGTGCCCCACACCCAAGGGGTCACCGTGGGGGGCACCAGTCAGCCCATGGCCCCGTGGCTGGCCGAGCTGGCCGCCCGGTGGGCCGCGCCCACCTCCCCCGAAGAGGAGGCCCGCATGGAGGCCCAGCGCGTGGCCCGGCTCGAAGCCCTGGCCGCGGCCGAGCGCGCCGAGCGCGAAGCGCAGCTGCTGGCCCAGCTGCCCGCCCAGCACCTGGCCACCCCTCTGGAGCGGCGCCTGCTGCCCAACCTGGAGGCCACGCGGGCAGCCTTCCGCTGGGATGGCCGCTTCCCCGGCCTGCTGCTCACCGGTCCCACCGGCACGGGCAAGACGCGCACGGCCATCGCGCTGCTGCGCAAGCTGTGCGTAGAGGGCCGCCTGCGCCTGAAGGCGTACTCACTGCAAGCGCTGCTCGGCGACCTCGAGGAGTACAACAAGCACGGGCGCACGCGCGGCTACGACGGGCCCAACCCCTACCGCACGCGCGCGGACATCCTCTTCATCGACGACATCGACAAGTTCAACCGCCAGTTCCAGAGCCAGGCCACGATGCTGTGGGAGTTCTACAACTGGGTCTACGCCGACGGGCGCGCCGCCCTGTCGACGACCCAGATGAGCCTCGAAGAGTGGGAGAAGCTCATGGGCGCCAGCTTCGCGCGGCGCCTGCGCGAGGCCCACCACATCATCCCCTTTTAAGCCACCCGCTACAACTACGAGCACTGAGGCTCATCCACACACACATAACAACCCACACACCCCCCCCCACCATGATCACAAAACACAAGCCCAGCCCACGCATGCGCACTTGGCGCGACATCGACCCGCGCCCGCCGCTATACCTACGGCTGCGGCTGTGGGCCTTTCACCACTGCCCGAGGCTGCGCGCCGCGTGGCTGATCCTCTCGGGCAAGGAGCCCCTGCCGTACTACCCGGTGCGCCCCCTGCGCCGGGGGCGTTCGCCCCGCTTTATGGCCGCGGCCTCGCTGGGCCGCGCGCACAAGTAACCTCCACACACACGAGGAAAATCACATGAACATCGCCGACATGGAGTTGGAGAAAATCGACGTGGCCGCGCTCACGCAGGGCAAGGCCGAGCAACTCAGCGCGGACGCGCTATTGGGTGGCCCGCTGGACATCACGATCACGCGCCTGCGTGCAGGCCCCAGCGAGGAGCAGCCGCTGGCACTGGAGTACGCCGAGGGCCCCTTGCCCTACCTGCCCTGCCTGTCCATGAGGCGGCTGCTGATCGGTATCTGGGGGCCCCAGCTGGGGCAGTGGAAGGGGCGCCGCCTGCGGCTGTACCGCGACAGCGGGGTAAACTACGGCGGGCAAAAAGTGAGCGGCATCCGGATCAGCCACATGAGCGACATCCCCGCCAGCGGGGCCGAGCTGCTGCTCTCACAGGGCCGTGGCAAGAAACTGCCTTGGCGGGTGCAGCCGCTACCCTCCCGCCGCCCGCCCGCATCTACGCCGCCCGCGCACGGGGCCACCGCGCCCGCGGCAGAGGCGGCCGAGCTGGCGGCGCTGCGCAAGGAAGCCCGTGCCAGTGCCGCCCGTGGCACCGAGGCCCTCAAAAGCTTCTGGGCCGTGCTGGAGAAGGACGAGAAGGCTGCGCTGAAGGTCGAGCTGGAGCGCGACTGGAAGCCGCTAGCCGAGCAGGCAGACGCCGCCACCGCTGCCGCCCAAGCCGCCGCTGATGACGACTGGGAGGTGGCCCGATGAGCCCGCACTACAAATCGGCGATGTTCTCCCTGCGCCTCATGGGCATGCACACGAGCGCGCTGACCCTGGACCTCGCGCGCAGCGAAGACCAGCGCAGCCCCCTGTTCGGGGGTGACCTCGAGTACTACTGGGGCAAGGGCCTGGATTACGCGAAGCTCGCCATGCGCAACATCGTCGAACTGCCCATCGGGCGCGAGAACACCGAGCTGATGCTCGAGCTGCACCGCCGCCTGCGCGAGCTCTCGCGCTGCGTGGTCGAGCTGGAGCAGCAAGGATTTATGAATGACGGCGTATTTTTAACCAACAAGGCGCAGCGCGCCAATAACGAAAAGGAGGTGCGCGATGAGTAATGAAAAAAAGATAACCGGCGGCACGGAGGTACACATTGAAGGAGACGCCACGGTGATCCTGCTCACGAAAAAAGACCGCCGCCGAATCAACCGTGCAATCGCCCTTTCCGGCTTCGTCATACTCTACAGCGCGCTGACCGTGTTCTACATCATACTGGGCAAACTATGGGCCATTTTCTCCCCGATATTCCGATGAGCCCTCCGCCGCGCAGAACTCCCACCCCGCTGTTGCAGCTGGTGCTGCCGTGGCCCGACCGGCGCTTGAACCCCAACCGCAAGGTGCACTGGGCGCAGAAGGCGGCGGCGGTACGGCGTGCGCGCCGAGCGACGGCCAAAGCAGCCGATGAAGCGGGCTGGGGTGCCCAGGTGTGGCAGTTGTTGCAACTGGTGCGCGCTACGGTCGGGCAACTGGAGCTGCACCTGAGCTTCCACCCGCCCGACCGGCGGCGGCGCGACGACGATAACCTGATCGCCGCCTTCAAGCCCTACCGCGACGCGCTCGCCGCCCGCCTCGGCGTGGACGACTCGCAGTTCCGCTGCTCGGCACAGATCGGCGAGCCGTGCCCTCCGAAGGGCGAGGTACTCGTCTCCCTGCGGCTGGCCGCCCGCGCGTGATGGCCAGAAAGCTGCCCACGATAGGGCGACGGCCCGCATGGCTGGCCGCCACCGCTCCCGCGCAGGGGAAGCCCCCCGCCGCCCGCGCCGCAGACCACGAGCGGGGTAACAGTGCCCAGCGCGGCTACGACCGGCAGTGGCGCAAGACCCGCGCACTATGGCTGGCGCAGCACCCCCTGTGCGTGGAGTGCGAGCAGCGCGGGCAGTACACGCCCGCCACCCTCATCGACCACATCCGCCCCGTGCAATCGCGCGACGACCCGCTGTTCTTCGACACCGACAACTTCCAGAGCCTGTGCCGCGCCTGCCACGCCAGAAAGACGGCTGCTGACCGCGCCTCAGGCCTCACCCGCAAGCCCGTTGCCCGTCGTGTGCACACTCATAAGCCCTGAGTACCCCTGATTTTTTCTGGAAGGAAACGCTTGCTCTTCCCCAAACGCTTGGGGTTTTATAGGCGGCAATGGCAAACTGGAAAACCACTTTGAAGAAGGTGCTCAGCGGCCCGAGCTGACCAGAATATCGACTTCAAAGCGTTTTGCAGCCTGATCACCCACACAGGCTATCGGCTGATGCGGGAGAAAGGCAGCCACAAGTGGTATCACCAAACAGGCAGGGAGCAGATGTGCGTGCAGCCCAAAAACGGCAAAGCCAAAGCCTACCAGGTAGGCCAACTACGAAAGGAGCTGAGAGAACATGGCTATTAATCCAAACGACTACGAATTTCGCATCTGGTATGACCCCGCAGGCCTGGGGGATGAAGGCTGCTTCATGGCGCAGGTAGTCGAGTGGCCTCACCTGATGGCCGATGGGCAGACCCCCGCAGAGGCGGCGCAGATGATGCGCGAAGTACTGGAAGGCTGTCTGGAAATCGCCCAGGAACAAGGCGACCCGATCCCGCCTCCACGGCGCAGCAGTACGGTGGCCTCCACGGTCGCCGCCGCACTGGGCCGCATCGGAGGCCGCTCAAAGAGCCCTGCCAAGGCCGCCGCCGCGCGCAGAAACGGGAAACTCGGCGCAAAGCTCGGGGGCCGCCCCAGGAAGAAGCCACTCGGCGCCGCCGCGTAACGGCGCGCCAAAGCGCGCCGTCAACCAATGCCACCCCAGCCCACACCCTGCCATGAACCGACGCGCCCCCCTGTGCTCTGCCCTGCTGGCCCTCACCGCGCTGCTGCTGTGCGGCGGCTGTGCCACCTTCCGCGAGGCGGCCGAAGAAGGCGCGCGCGACCAGCGTGCGCGGGCCCACGGCGGCTCCGGCTTCAAGCCCACCTATGGGGCGGGCGGCGTCTACACCGGCTACACGCAGCAAGTCGGCCGGTACGTCTACCAGCACGCGCCCGATGGCACCATAATCGGCAAGCGGCCCGAGCTGCCCCCGGTGCACTGGGTCAGCCATCACGACGAGCAGGGCCGCCTGGTGCGCAAGACCCTCGACGGCGAGTGGCTGCAGGCCGAGATGATCTACCACTACGACGCAGAAGGTGAGCTGGAGAGCATCACCAACCGCAGCCGCAAGCCGGGCGAGCAGTGGCACAGCGTCACCCGCCGCCAGCCCGAAGTCTTCGGCACTGGCAGCGGCTGGTAGCGCCCCTGCGGTGTGCGCGGCGAGCAGTACTAGCGGCGCCGCGCGAAGTCAGTCTCCGCGGCCCGTGCGCGCTTCTCCACCACACCCGGCCCGGCCAGCTTCATGAGGGCGGCCTCCAGCCGCTGGACGGCCCCCGCATCGGCCCCCCGCGCATCGATCTGGTAGACATTGTGCGTGGAGCTGCCGCCCGTGGCCGTGTCACCCGCCAGTGCGGCCGCAGTCCTGTTGGCATCGATTATCTGGCCGCTGACCTGTGGCATGAACAGCTCGGGCCCCCGCTCACCCACCAGATAGGTGCTCCGGCCCCTGACCGGGCCGCCGCTGGCCCGCGCCCCCGCGAGCCCGCCCAGCAGCCCACCGGCCCCGCCGGCGGCCCCGCCCAGCGAGGCCAGCCCGCCGCCGAAGAACCGGGTGACCCCGCTCAGCAGCCCCTTGATGATCAGCGCCTTCATCATCGAGGCGATGACATCCTTGAGGATCGCCTGGCCCATCTTCTTCAGGTCGGCGGTGCCCGTCTCCACAAACTCGGTGATCGTGGCCCCCACCTTGTCCTCGATGGTGGGCCCTATCTGCTCGAAGGCATCGTTGAGCCCCCGCGCCAGATCGGTCATGTCCTTGAGGGCCTGCTGGCGGGCCTCCTCCTTGCCCAGTGCGGCGGCCTCTCCCATCTTCGCATTGTACACGCCCTGAGCGCGCGCCAGCTCTTCGGTCGAGAGCAGTGCCTGCGCATGCAGCTCCTGCACGCGCCCCCAGAACTCTTCGGTCTGCTGCTTGAGCTGCTCGGAGGGGGCCAGCAGGTCGAACTCCAGCCGCGCCAGTGCCTCACGGGTCTGCTCCACGCTCTTCTCCACCTCCTTGCGGGCCTGCTCTTCAGCCTGGGCGCGCTGCCGGGCATGGGCGCGGTGGATATTGAGGGTCTGCTCGGCCACCTTTTGCTGCTCGGCCTCGATCACCGCCAGCTCGGCAGCCACGGCGTCTTCGGCGGCCTTGACTGCCGCCGCCTGCTGCACGCGCGCGGTCTCGGCAGCCACCGCCTCGATCTCGGCCTTGCGCTTGGCGCGCCGCTCGTCCGCACGGGTAAGCTGGGCCTGGAGCCGGTCATAGTCCCGTACTATTTCCGCCCAAGGCAGGCGTGGGGTCTTCTCCAGCAGCCCCTTCATGTTCTCGACCCAGGCTTCCGACTGCTGCACCCAGTACCGCGCCATCCTGTCGGAGCCCTCGCGCATGGCCGCATCGGCAGCCTCCAGGGCGGCCTTCACAGCCTCGGGGTTATTGATGCCGCCAGACCGGGCGCTCAGCTTCATGGCCTCAGCGGCCTTGGTGCCAAACTCGTCGGTCTTTATGTAGGTATCGTAGATCAGCATCGCGCCCTCCGCCCAGTTGGCGGCGAAGAGCTTGAAGCGGTGCCCCAGATCACTGAGGGACTGGTCGATGCGCGCCGCCGAGGCGATGGCCTCCTCACTCATCACCTCGCCCGCATTGACGACCTTCTCCTTCAGCTGGTCGTAGCCCTGCTCCCCCAGTGCCTTGAGGGACTGCATGAGCCGGGGCGCCGCATCGGTGCCGACCAGCGCCATGATGTCGGCCAGCGCCGCCTGCTTGTCGCGGGCAGTATTTACCGCCAGCCCCAGCCGCTCCATCTGCCTCTCGGGGGCCAGCCCCTTGAACTTTTCCAGATCAATCCCCAGCCGGGCGAAGCGATCCGCCAGCCCCTTGTTCCCGTTGGCGGCGTCCTGCGTGCTCTTGGTGAGCTTGAGCACGGCCTTGCTCATATCCTCAAGCTTGGCCCCATTCTGGGCGGCCACCCGCCCCAGCACCTGCAAGTCCGTGGCAGAGCCCCCCGTCGCCTCCGCCAGCCGGGTCACCTCCTCGCCCAGCTTGTGCGCCGCATCGACCAGCCGGTAGAACGCATAGCCCATCCCGCCCAGGGAGATGAGCGCCGAGCGGGCCATCTTGAGCATCGGTTGCAGCTTGCCGACCTGCCGCTGCAAGTCCTTCAACTGCTGGTTGGCCCGCTTGATGCCATCCATCTTGGCCGTCGCCTCGAGGACGAGCGCCAGCTTCATGCGATTTGCCTTTGCCATAGCAGTAAAACGGAGCTTAGGGTTAAGTTATGAAACAGGGTGAGAAACTGGGCTGGGGCAGCTGGGCCCTTGGGCTGGTGAGCGGCTTTTGTTTTTTACTGCTCAGCCCCTTCGGGCTGGTCCTCATCGTCGCCGCGGGCCTGGTGGGCCTGTTTCTGGCGCAGCTACGATAGCGCGAGGGATCCCTGTCCGGTGGGGGCGGATAGGGGCCGCTTGGCCTTGCCGTTCCTGATCGCCAGCTCCAGCCCCTTGTTCACGGTCTTCACGATCACCTGCTCCATCTCGTGCAGCGAAGCAGTGTAGGCGGCCTTGTAGAGCGGCCGCGGGGCCTGCTTATATTTAGGGACGCCGCCCTCCACCAGGTGCGCGTACTTGTTGGGCGTGGAGGTGCGGTAGCTGTGGTATTCACTCTTTCCACGGTAAGGCTTGTTGCGCTCGATTTTCTTGCCCCCGCCCAGCGTGCCCACCCCAGCAAAGACCTCGCGGTCTACCTTGACCTCATGCGGCTTCTTGTAGCGCAGGAGTACCTTGGAGGCGAGAAACCCCGTATCCTTGGCGGCCTCGGCATTGGCCTTGGCCCGCGGGTGCATGATGCGCGCGGCCTTGATCAGGGCGCGCTGGGCGAGCGGTGCACGGAAATCCTCCTCGATCAACTTGAGGGTCTGGAACGCGGCATGCGCATCAAGCGAAAGTCTCATGGGGGGCGGTATTCTCTTCGGCGGATGGGTTTAGCGGTATTCGACGCGCGGGCTGCGCCAGCGGGCGGCCAGCTCCTCATCACTGAGGGTCGGGGCAGCGGATTGGGAGGCGGCGGTAGAGGGCAGGAAGTCGGCCTCGGTGATCGCGCGCCCGCTCTTGTGCTTGAGCCCGTGCAGCCGGCACTCCCAGGCACGCTGGCGCGCCTCCCTCTTCTGGTAGGTCTCACAAAGAACGGCCCACTCATGCGGGCTCAGCGCGAGCAACTCGCGCTCGGGCAGCATCAGCCCGAGCTCGATGCGGGCGTGGGCGAGCCACTCGGCGCGTTTTTTTTTGCCGAGGCGGGGCTGGTGCCCTCGGTCAGGGCGGCGTGCAAGAGCTCGATGAGCGCCTCGGCATCCAGGCCACTGTCAGAGACCGCGCGCGCCAGTGCGGCAGGGGTATCGGCAGCCAGCTCGGCGCGGGCCTCATCGGGCAGCATCGCCCACAGCAAGTCCACGGTGGCCTTGAAACCCCGCTTGCCCCCCAGCTCGTCGAAGGCGGCCTCGCGGCCCGCCTCCTGCAGCCGGTAGATGGCGGCGAAATCCCAGCGCAGCGCGTAGTCGCGCTGGCCGAGCCTCAGAGTCGTCTTTTCAGTCATGGCAGGGGATCGGTCGGCGGCGGCTTACGAGGTGAGGCGCTGGCCGGTGGGCTTCAGCGTGAGCTCCTCTACGTGGGCACTGGGCAGCTCGGCAGCGGCCGTCACTATCGACACCACATTGGCCATGAAGATGACGGCCTTGCCCGCAGGCCAGTCCGGGTGGTTGACCTTGAACTTGCGCGACTGGCCCAGCGCTGCGCGCACGTGCTCCTGCCCCGGGTCCGCGTAGTCCACGAACCACGAGCCCGTGCACTCGCTCCAGTCCATGATCCCCGTATTGAGCCACTCACGGATGCCATCGGGCGAGGCGTGGTGGGTGACATCGATCGGGCTCTCCATGATCAGCGAAGGCGGCGTCAGCGTGGAGACCCCGCCGATCGGCAGGTAGTCAGTCCCGTCGTGGACGAAAAACTCGATGCGCGAAATGTGTGAAGCTTTGACAGACATGGTGCCCTGGAGCGTGCGCCGCCCGCGCTCCACAGCGCGCACATAAACCGGCAGCAACAGGCAGCAGCCCTACAAAAATACCCCTTGCCAAGGGGGGTATTTTCAGGGTAAAGCCGCCCCCGCTTTGCCTGCACCACACAAGCCCTTTTCTGCGCCCATCGGCGTGCCCCACACTTCGGGAAATGGAGGCCTCCAGTAATGGGCGCCCGCGGGCCACAGGCGGGCAGCGAGGCCGCCCGCGCGGGCAAGGGCTACAAGCGCATCACCGTGGGCAGCGGCATGCCGCCTGCGCCCGCCTTCCTCAACGATGAGGGCCGCGCCGAGTACGAGCGCGTCGCCGAGCTGATGCGCGAGCAGCTCAGCCCTGCCGACTACGGCCCGCTGTGCGGCTACGCCGGGGCCTTCGAGGAGTTCGTCACCAACCACCGCGAGCTGGCCCGCGAGGGGCCCAACTTTGAGGGCGACCGCGGCGTCGTGCTCAACCCGCGCGTGCGCGCCATCGATCTGGCGCAAAAACGCATGCTCAAGATGGCCGAGGCCCTCGGCCTCACGCGCAAGGCGGCCAGTGCCACGCCCAACGTCGAGCTCCAGAGCGGCGGCAAGCGGCGCAGGGCCCGCAGGGGCGACGAGGAGGACTTCAATGAAGACAACTACGATGACGACGAAGCCGATGCATGAGCCCCCACCGCCCCGCCCGAGCCGCTGCACCATAGAGCTGGAGCTGGACACCGAGCTGCACCCCGCCGCCGCCCTCTCCCGCCATCAACGCTTCCTGTACCCCAAGGAGCTCTCGCAGGCACTGGCCCACTACGGCATCACCGGCCTGGGCGTGCGCGCCTGCCGCCGCCTCGTGCGCGAGATGAAGCGCGACAAGCTGCCCGTGCAGAAGCGCACGCTGGCCCGCGCGGTAGATGCCGCCGCCTGGCTGCTGAGCCACCCCGACTGGTGCCCCTTCCCCCGCCACCGGGGCAACAGCGGGGTGGGAGTTCTGCGCGGCGGAGGACAGGGATGAGATGGGAAAGCCAAAGCCGCCTCTCAAAAAGCGGGCCGCAGAAAAGCCCGTAAAGAAGCGCGCGGCGGCGAGCAGGCCCCGCGCCGCCCGCAAGGCTGCCGCCGCCGCCTCCTGGTACCTCAGTGCGGCCGAGCTGGCGCACATCGGCGTCGATGACCCTGCGCGCCCCTTCGCCCAGATGCTCATCGATGAGCCCGCAGGCCACTGCCGCTGGGTGCACCTGGCCGTGCGCCGCCACTGCGCTGACCTGGCCCACGCCGCCCGGCTCGGCGAGAAGAGCCCCTACATCTACTCGGCGCGCAAGGCCCGGCGGCCCATCGAGTACGCCACCCGCTTCAGCGTCTACGCGGGCGAGCAGGTCGGCAAGCCGCTGACGATGCTGCCCTGGCAGCAGTTCGTCGTCGCCCAGCTGTACGGCTGGCGGCTCAGCGCCGACCCGCGCAAACGCCGCTACAACTACGCCTACATAGCCGTGCCGCGCAAAAACGGGAAGACCGGCCTGGTGGCCCCGCTGGGCCTGTTCCACATGAGCCACCCACCACGGGGCGGGCAGGTGCAGGTCTTCTCGGTGGCGACCAAGGAGGATCAGGCCAAGATCGTGTGGAAGGACGCCGAGACCCTGCTGCGCCACTCCACCCTGCTGCGCGAGGGCCGGTTCAGGATCCGGCACAAGCACCTCACCCACATCAAGAGCGACAGCGAGTGGCGCCCCCTGGGCAGCGACTCTACGACACTCGACGGGCTGCGGCCCGACCTGGCGATTATGGACGAGCTGCACGCCTGGAAGAGGCGCGAGCTGTGGGACGTCATCACCAGTGCCTTCGGCGCCGCGTTTTCGCCGCTGATCCTGCAGATCACCACCGCGGGGGACAACACCGAGTGCCTGTGCACCGAGCAGGAAGCGCGCGTCACCAAGGTGCTCGAGACGGTGCAGACCGGCACCTACACCTTTGAGGCGAGCAAGGACGCCAGCAGCTACTTCGGGGCGATCTGGACGATCGACCCGGCCGACAAGTGGCACAGCCCCAAGGCATGGGCCAAGGCCAACCCCAGCCTGGGCATCATCAAAAGCCGTGAGGACATGGAGCGGCTGGCCGAGGCGGCGAAGCACTCCCCGGGCGCGCGCCGCGAGTTCCTGATCAAGCACCTCAACCACTGGCAGGCGACCGGCGCCCAGCGCTGGCTCGACCCCGAGAAGTGGGCCCAGTGCTACCGCCCGCATGAGGGGCAGGCGCGCAGGGGAAAGGCCGCCGCCACCCCCATAGCCCCCCTGCCCCCCGAGTCGAGCTGGGAGCGGCTGCGCGGCCAGCGCGTGTACTGCGGGCTGGACCTGTCGGCCACGACCGACACCAGCGCATTCTGTGTGCTCAGCGAAGAGCAGGCACAGGGCGGCGGCAGCGGCGGGGCCAGCACCCTGGCCGCATGGCGCTTCTGGCTGCCCGATGACGACATCGCCCGGCGCACCCGCCGCGACAACGTGCCCTACGACCTGTGGGCCCGCGAAGGCTACCTGACGCTCACCCCGGGCGAGGTCGTCGACATCGGCCAGATCGAGGCCGACATCCTCGGGGCCATCGAGAAGTACGAGCTCGATGTCCAGCTCTTCGCCGCCGACCCCTGGCGCATGCAGGGCCTGGGCCAGCGCCTCAGCGAGGAGCACGGCCTGCCCGTGCACCTGCTGCCGCAGAGCTACGCGGCGATGACCGAGCCGCTCAACGAGCTGGAGCGGCTCGTCCTCAGTGCGCGGCTCGACCACGGGGGCCACCCCATCGCCACCGCCCACGCCCACGCCGCCCGGCTGAAGGTCGTCGGGGCCAACGCGGCCCGGCTCATCGACAAGTCCCAGAGCGCAGGCCGCATCGACGGGCTGGCCGCCCTGGCCATCGCGCTGGGCGCGCGCCTGCACGCCCAGGCCGAGGGGCTGGAAAGCGCCACACCGATGGTCGCCTCCACGTAGACATTTGCATTGCTAGCCGCCAGGCGGCGGCTAGCTCATCGCTGCCAAACCATGGCAGTTTCCACAAAACCAATGCCTGATCCGGCCCAAGAGCTGCTCGACCCGGCCACGCTGCATTTCGACAGGGAAAACCCCCGCTTCGCGCAACACCGCTACACCACCGACGAGCAGATCGTCCGGGAGCTGTACGATCAGGCTGATGTGGGCGAGCTGCTCCAGTCCATACTCACGGGCGGCTACATTGACTTTGAGCCACTGGTCGTCCTTCGCCAGGGCAGTATCGTCCTGGAGGGCAACCGCAGGCTCGCCGCCCTGCGGCTGATCTGCGATGAACAGCTCCGGGGGAGGTTAAAAATAAGCCTGCCGAAGATCGACTCGCCCAAGCCCCCGCCCGTGCAAATCCGCGCCCTGGTCGTCGAAGCGCGCGAGCAGGCCCGCAGCTTCATCGGCTTCAAGCACATTAATGGCCCTTCAAGTGGGACGCCCTGGCGAAGGCCAAATATGCCGCAACGTGGTGTGAGCAGGGAGGCTCCATTGATGAGATCAGCCGCACCCTGGGGGATAATCACAACACGGTGCGGCGGCTGGTGCATGGCTACTTCGTGCTGCAACAGGCTCAAAAGGAAGGCTTCGAAATAGGGCAGATCTCGAAGGCGCGATTCGCATTCTCCCACCTGTACACAGCCCTTTCCCGAGCCCCTGTCAGGGAGTTTCTGGGGCTGCGCGCAGAGGACTTTTCGGACTCGATCAATACGGCTCCGGTCGCCAAGGAGTTTCTGGGGCAACTGCGCCAATTGATGTCCTGGCTGTACGGGCAAAAGCAGTTCGGCGAGCAGACCCTCATCCACAGCCAGAACCCCAACCTCAACGAGCTGAGCAAAGTACTGGCCCGCCCCGAGGCCAGGACGATGCTCGTCGCCGAGCGCGACCTGCGCAAGGCCTACGAGAGGGTCGAGCCCCCCGAAGTACGCTTCGAGCAGGCCCTGATGAAAGCCGTCAAGCAGTGCGAGGACGCGCTAAGCCTGTCTGGCTCCTACAAGGGAAACTCCACCTTGATGGAGATTGCTGGCGGGCTTGAAGGGACGGTGGGCTCGCTGGTCGCGGGGATGAGGGCGCGCGCCCAAAAGGCAAAATCAGGCACCCGCAAAGAGGCATCATGAGGCCGCACCTGCATATCTCGCCGCCCGAGAGTACCGCTACGCGCAGCTGCTTGGCCGACTGGCTGGAGCTTAAGGCGCTGGCTGCTCAAAATGAAGCAGGGCTGCCTGTCGCATCCACTCTGGGAAACAGCTTTGATATTTCATCCGACCCGGCCCTGGCGGAATCAGGCGACGATGAGGAGCTGCTGGGTACAGAGGCTGAAGAGCGTATCAATGCCGTGCTTGATGAGTTGAGCTATCGCCATTCACTGCTCGGGGCAGACTACCCGTTTGAAGTTGATTTTGAGCGCGGGAAACTGGCGTTTAAAACAGCATCCCTTGGGGCGCACAAGGGAGCCATCGCCTACCTGTTCTGTCTATTGGGTTGTGCGCTTCGTGAGAAGCAGATTTCGGGCCCGGGCAAATGGGACACCCGCCTGGGAGACCTGTTCCAGACCTGTGCCTGTCTGGCGGCGGGGGGGTATCTGGGGGGGCAGGTCAGTTCCTTTGGATTTCCGCGCAAGGACAAGTCAGGCTTTTGGGATGCCCTCAAGGCGACCTACAAGCGCTTTGGCTCCGGGGAGGTACTGGAGGACAACCGGCGGGCGGGCATCTCCAGGTCCCTGAAGGACGGCGGAGTAGACATCATCGCATGGAAAGACCACCCCGACACACTCCCCGCAAAGCTCTACCTGCTCGGGCAGTGCGCCTCCGGGGGGTATTGGAAAGAAAAGTCCGTGCGGGAGTTTATCGAACAACTGCATCATTGTTTCAGCACTCCCCCCGCCACCCATTCCATCCCCGCGCTATTCATCCCCTTCCCCCTTCATCACGAACTGGAGCAGGCGGGGAACGACTTTCAGGAAGAGCTGCGTGCCCGGTTCTGGCACGAGGAAGCACGCTATGGGATCATCTTTGACCGCTTCAGGGTCGTAAATCATGCGAGCCAGTGCCTGGGGGCACAGCGGGATATACTCGGTGAGGTAGACGGTGCGGGCCGCTTTGGAGAACTGGCTGACTGGGTGGGTGAGGCGGTGCAGGCCATTCGCACGGCGCACTGAGAGAGGGAGCCAGACTCCCCTCTTGCCCTGCCGTCACAGGCTGCCGATACTGCGCGCTGTGACTGCGCCGCGCCACAGCTCCCCCAAGCCAGCCAGCCCCCTGCGCTACCCGGGCGGCAAAGGCTGCCTGGCCGGATTTCTCGCTCACGTGATCTCGCTCAACGGCCTGGGCGGGGCTGCCTACTATGAACCCTATGCAGGCGGGGCCGGAGCGGCCCTTGAGCTCCTCCGGCGGGGGCTCGTGAGCGAGGTATTCATCAACGATGCCGACCCCCGTATAGCGAGCTTCTGGACGGCAGTGCTGGGGCACCCGGAGCGTTTTACCGACAGGCTGCTCACCGTGCCCCTGACCATTGCCGAGTGGCAGCGTCAAAGGGAAGTTCTCGCGGCCCCGCAGGCGCATGATGGCTTTGAGCTAGGCTTTGCGGCGTTTTACCTGAACCGCTGCAACCGCTCTGGAGTGCTCGTCGGGGCGGGGCCCATCGGAGGGATGGGCCAACAGGGGAAATGGCGGCTGGATGCGCGGTTTAATCGCGAACAGCTCGCCCGGCGCATCTTCGCCGTGGCGCAGATGCGCGCCGCGATCCGTGTAGAAAATCAGGATGCGCTGTGCTTCTTGCGCCGGGTGCTGCCGCGCGGCGCGGCCCGCGCACGGGTTTTTGTCTACCTGGACCCACCCTATGTAAACAAGGGCCCAAGACTGTATTTAAACTCCTACGCCGCCCGCGACCATGTAGCCCTGGCCGCTTACCTGGGCGTGCAGCGCACATTACCCTGGGTAGTCAGTTACGATGATACCGAGCTGGTGCGCAGCCTGTACGCCGCACAGGCCATCCAGCCGCTGCCCATGCGCTACTCGCTGCATGATAAACGGGTAGGCAGCGAGCTGCTGATCGCCCCCAGGCGAGTAGTGCTGCCGCCACTGGTGAAACACGCATGGGGCTAGGGCTCGGCGACCTCGCTGCCCGCGGCCTCCAGTGCGCTGACCCGCGCCTCCAGCGCGGCGAGCTGGGCTGCCACGGCTTCACGCAGCTCGTCGAGCTGCACCGCCAGCGGCGGCGGCTTGGGCGGCAGCGGCTTTATGCACTCCTCATCCCCATCGTAGTACTCGTATGCACTGTTGATGAGCACCTCATTTTCTTCGAGAGAAACCTCAGGTGGGGGCACGCTCATCTGCACGCCAATGCCGCCCTCCCCAGCCTCCGCTGGCTGCGGGATGACTGCCCGCGCTTCGCTTGTTTCTTTATTAACGATTATCCACATAAGTCACCAGGCCTGATATACAGCATAAACTGTTACCGATCCGTTTAGTAAAATCTTTGTCTGTGAAGCGAGTGGCTGCTCAATCCATGAGTTTGCCCCGTAAGCCTCCCAATACTCAAATTGGCGAAGCTTACCCGGGTTGAGGCCTTTTTTCCCCTGCCACCACCCATTGGAAGCGATGATCGTGACCAAAGTTCCGACAGGATAGGTGCCTGCTCCGATCAAGGCAGGCCCATCATCCAGGGTCTCGTTTTTGCCCTCTTTAACCTTTATCAACTGTAGAGTCGCGTTGCCCCCGCCGCCGCCGCCCCCTCCTCCGCCACCACCGCCACCGGGAGGGGGATCAACAACGTCCACGCCACCCTTTATGACGGGGACGGCTCTTACCTCTATCGGCACAGAGGAGGAGTTGGAACCGGAGCGGTAGAGCGCGACTTCGATATTGAGCACCTGCCCCCAGTTAGCGTTGAGGGCGAAGTGGTGCTGGCTTTGATCGTGCGGCGAGAAGTAGTGGTGGTCAAACTGGGTATTGTTAACCTGAAGCCGCACGCGGTAGCGGCCCATGTAGGGTGCGCCCGCTGCCCTGGATCGGATGACGAGATGCTGGCTCTGGAAGGTGTTGTTATTATTTCTGCCGATTGCTATGTGCGAGAGCACCAGCTCGGCCTGGTGACTGACAGGCGTTATACCATCCTCTACCCAAAAGGAGTGAACCCCCGCGCTATTGATATGCCGGATGCGCACGAGCACGAATTGGCCCGCCGACAGGTCGCTTATGAAATCATGCGTTTGGGAGCCATGGACACGCGTCCAGTGTGTCCAGCCAGACTCATTGATTTTCTTGAAATGAATCTCGGTAAAGCCGCCACTGCGCACCAGTGGGTCGATGGGCAGGTTCCACGCGACCTTGATCCGGGGAGTCGTGGTCTCCTCCACCACTGATACCTGACTGAGCACCAACCCCGTAGGCTCGGCGACCTCGTGCACGGAGATGATGCCGATATTAGGGGCCAGGTCCACAGTGGTCTCCTCGCCATTATTCCACGCGTAGACGCCGGGCGCGGTCTCGGTGGCGACGATGCCGACTGCCAGCGCCTGCCCCGCATCGCCACTGCCGGGCACGATCTTGAAGTCCCAGTCATGCACCTCGAAGGGTTTCTTCGCCCAGCCCAGCCGCGGCCACGTGAGCTCGATGTTGTCGCCCGGCTGCGCGCGCAGCGCGGCCAGCTTGAAGTCGGCTTCGATGGTGATCTGCTGGCGATTTTTCTCCAGGTCGATCTTTGCCACCCGCTGCGCCTGCGAGGGGCTGGTGATGTACGGGTAGCTCACGTCCTTCCACAGCCGCTGGCCCCCGTCCCAAGTCCGGTACGTGTCGTTCTTGACGGCGGGGAAGTCCGCCGCCGCCCAGTCATTCTGCGGGCTGTAGTAGGTGCCCCGCACCCCGTTATACGTGTCCTGCCGGGAGAAGCGCGGCGTGCAGCGAAACTCGCTGACGATGTCCGCCTCGCCCAGTGAGACGACGGGGGCCGTCCACGCTCCGGCCTTGATCGTCCAGAAGCCGCCCGCGTCCACGATGGAGCCCGCCATCGTCTCGGCCAGCTCCTCCAGGGCATCCACCGGGTTTTGATCGTAGGAGTAGACACCGTTGGTCGTGTAGCGCCGCTCCGTACCGCCACCCTTCTTCGGCACCATCTCGTCGCAGACATTTGCCGCGGTGATCAGCGGGCCTTTAAGGATGCGCGAGTAGGGCACATTTTTACGCATGTGCAGGAAGTGCGCGGCGCACAGCGCCGAGTTGTTCGAGTACTTCCACGTCGCAGGATTGGTGGGTGATTGGCTTGTGTCGCGTGGGTCGTAGACGGGTGCCCCCTTCACCATCACACTCACATTGGGCAGCCCCTGGGGGAATTTATCGGAGTCCCACTTGTAGCGGATGTGCAGCCGCGCGATGCCCTTGCCCACGTGCGCATGCCGCCAGATGTTACCCCCCAGCTCGGCCTCCCACGCGGTGTCGCGCTCGCCGCCGAGGGCCCCGAGGAACTTGCGCACCCACACCGCATTCTTGAACTCCCCGCCGATGATCTCGCCGGAGCTGCTCAGCGTGGCCGGGTTATTGTTGAAGCGCAGCGTGCCGATCTCCTTGAGCGGGTGCGCGGCCAGCGTCAGGCACAGGTAGTGGTAGCCCTCGGGGCCTGGCTTCTGGTAGAAGAAGGTGATGACGCCGCTCACCAGGCACTCGCCGTAGACGAGCCGCCGCGGGGCCAGCGGGTCGCGGATCATCTCCGTGCGGCCCTCGTCGAGCCCCTTGAGCATGCCGCGCATCTTCTTCTTCTGCTGGTTGGCACTGACAAGCGAGTAGGCAGTGGAGAGCACAGCCATCACACTCATCACCGCCGCCGCAGTACTGCCCGACCACGCGACAAAGGCCGCCCACGCGGCCGCCACCGGGCCAGCGAGGATGGGGGGAGGGCAAAGAAGTTCGAGAAGCGTCATTGTTGTGAGGTTAACCGATCTTGAAGGCGTGGGTGGCTGCGCTCATGGGGCGGTACTCGATGCCGCCCGGCCCCACGGCGGCGAAGCTCTCGCCCGTGCAGATGCCGACGGCGCACACGCCCTCGGCGTCCTTGAAGAGTACCAGGTCGCCGCGCCCCGCGTAGTAGCGGTGCACCTGGGGGAAGCCATGGCGCACACACGCGCGCGCAAACACCCCGGCCACGCCGCCCTTGCGGCGCAAGATGCGCTGCGCGCTCAGCAGCCCCGAGCACTGCTCCCGCAGCCGCCCGAGCAGGTCTGCCCCGCAAGCCTCCCGCACCCAGTCCGCCGCGAAGTGGCAGCAGTTCCACTGCCCCCAGTCGAAGGGCCTTGTGGCGTGCGCAGCGAGCCAGGCCTCGAGCCGCGCGGGCCAGTCCTCATGGCGCGGGTGTGCATGTGCGGGCACGACCACCCCTGCGCGGGCGCGCTGCCACACCGGGTGCGCTTGCGCCTGTAACGACTGCGGAGCTTCAGAAGCAGTTTTCATAAGAGAATCCCCTATGCCCAGCTGCTGCCGCGCGGAGTGGTAGAGCCGCTGCCACTCTTCCACTTGCCAAAGGTGATCGGGTTCATCGCCAGCCAGGCCTGATACTCGAAGAACAGGTCGCCCGGATGATCGAGCTGCTGGTCTTCGTGGGTGAAGCGGCGCACGTCCTCGCGCCGGTCGATCAGCTCTTTCTCCAGTTGCAAGACGGCCGTAGAAGTCTCGCCCGAGTCCTCCAGGCTCGCACTGTCGAGCTGCCCCTCAAACAGGCACAACGGGTTGCCGAGCAGCCCGCCGGATTGATCGAAGAGGCCCAGGTAGATCTCCGCGCGGCGGCCCTGGAAGTCGTTGCGAAATACGGAGACGAGCACCGAGCTGGGGATGCCCGAGAGCGTGAGCTGCACCCCGTTGGCGCGCCCATCGGCACTCTCGCCAAGCTGCGAGATCTGCATGAACTCGCCCGTACCCTGCCACGTCTTGCCGTCCCAGTAGAGCGGCCCGTAGCCCGTCCACCAGTACACCGGATCGTGCGGCCAGTCGATATGCAGCAGGAAGGCCGGAGCGATTGCCCGGCCGTCAATCTGCGTGGCGAGGGTAGCGGGAAGTTGGCGGGCCATGGGCGTAAATTATTTGGGGCCGTCTACTGCGACCTCGACGATTTCGAGCGTGAGCCCCTCCATGACCCGGCCCTCGCCGTAGGTCTCCTGCGGCAT